GATACATCAAAAGCAATTCGAGGCATTGAAAAAATCACTGCAGGAATTCCCGGAGATGAAGCAACTGCGCATGATCGTGGTTGACGAGAACATGAAAATACTGGGAGGGCATCAGCGTATCTACGCGTTGAAAGAGCTCGGCTATACAGACGTCGAAGTCAAGCAGGTATTTGGCTTAACCGAAAAACAAAAACGCGAATTCATTATTAAGGACAACACCGCCTCTGGTGAGTGGGACTCTGATATATTGGCAAACGAGTGGGAGATGGACGAGCTGGAAGGCTGGGGTCTTACGAACTTTAACTTTGGCGATGTCGATAAAGAGCCAAAAGAACCCGCATCAAAAGACGACCAGAGCAAAGTACACATCTGCCCGAACTGCGACTTTGAGTTTGAAGATTAGAATGGAGTTAACAATATGGCGCGACATTATGGTGTCCCTTACATGGGGTCTAGGCAAAAACTAGTTGATAAAATAGTACCGTTTATACTGAACCGACACCCAGGCGTCGACAGTTTTTATGATCTATTCGGTGGTGGCGGGAGCGTATCTCTTTACGTGGTCCGGAAGTACCCGCACCTCGACGTGGTATACAACGAGCGCTCAAAGGCAATCAGCGCGCTCATGCAACACCTCAAGGAGGGCGGCGATATACCGCTCGACTTTGTGAGCCGGGACGAGTTCAAGGCAGGCTACACCGGCGACGATTGGTACGCTGGTCTGCTGCAGTGCGCCTGGACGTTTGGCAATAATCAAAAGGGATATTTATACGGAAAGCCACTCGAGGACTTTAAACAGGCGCTCGCCGAGCTAGTTGTTACCGGGCAGGGCGACATTGAATTCATCGAAAAAACAGCCAACGACCTCAATAAAAAAGAATACGGCAAGACTGTCAATACAAAGCTATTCCTGAACCCGAAACGCTACACGACGCCATACCAGCGTCGCATTGTAGTCGCTAAACAAATCCCGAACGTCGGCGCGCTTCAGCACCTGACCCCCCTCGAGCGCCTGGTCCAGATAGAGAATATGCCAGGTATCGCCACGCTGGGTATTAGCTCCGGCAAAAGCTACGACGAAGTGCCGATCATCGGCGAGCGCCCGATTATCTACTGCGACCCGCCATACGAAGGCACTGCAGAGTACCGCGAGGGAGACTTCAACCACAAGCAATTCTACGACTGGTGCATGGCTCAAACAGTACCGGTATACGTCAGCAGTTACCAGGTGAGCGATCCACGCTTTAAGCGCGTGAAGGCTATCAATACCCGGTCATTGCTCAACTCGTCAAGGAGCAAGGAGTCCAGCTACAATTACGAGAATATATACTGGAACGGCGTGGAGTAGTGAATGGCTACTCCAAAAGAGGCAAAACAAAAAGACCCAGTCGAAGCCGCACACGAGGAGTGGTTTTTTGCGCTTGATCCGAAATACGTCGTGCAGCTAATGACCGAATGGAACGAGCAAAACCTAAACATAAAGCTCAAAAAGAAGAAAAACTACGACGACTGGCTCAACTACTTTAAAACAATGCCGACCAGTCACATCCGTATGTTAGTGGCGACCGGGCAGGATATACTAAACGCTGAAGCATACTCGGCGCTCCGTCGCTGGGCTGATATTATTAGCAACCCGGGGCGTATTGATAAGATCCACCAGGCAGGGCTTGTTGGCAAGGGCAACAAAAAGAACTCAGTGTTGGCGCTCGCGCAGGATAACGACCGCCTGGGCGTTCTAAAGGCGACCCGCGATAAAATTGCCGAGAAGCTCGACAAGGGCGCTGGTAACCGCGATACTGCCCTGCTGACGCGGGAAATGACGGAGATCATGACGCAGATTGCAGACTACGAAAAACGGCTCGGTCCGAAAGCCGACACCCCGCTTGGTGCATTATTTGCAGATATGCCCGAGGCTATTGGCAAGCGCGAGAAAAACGCAGGCGCTCGTAATACCAGCTTCAGGTCAAGAGTAACAATAGATGATATAGAGGAGTCGAAGTAATGAAAATATTAGAGTTATTTGCCGGTACAAAATCGTTTGCATCAGTTGCTAAAGAAATGGGACACACTACCTTTACGTCCGACTTCGACCAACAGTTCGATACGGATTATTGTGTCGATATAATGAAGTTCGATCATACTGCAGTACCATTTACGCCTGACATTGTATGGGCAAGCCCTCCATGCGAAACATTTAGTGTTGCGAGCTTAGGATACCACTGGGGTGGCGGTAAGGGCGGTTATATACCTAAAACCCAAGCCTGCCTGGATGGTATTGCCCGGGTTGAAAACACCATTGCTATCATTGGCAAATTGCGCCCCAAGTACTGGATCATCGAGAACCCGCGTGGCGTATTGCGTAAAATGCCCTTTATGAATGGGCTTGGGATATATCGATACTCTGTTACATATTGTCAATACGGAGATACGCGAATGAAGCCGACAGACCTATGGACAAACATTCCTAATTTACAACTAAAGCCTATGTGTAAAAACGGTATGCCCTGCCACGTTGCCGCTCCAAGAGGGAGTTCTACCGGAACGCAGGGTATAAAAACATACATCGACAGGTCGCGTGTGCCTGCTGAATTATGCCGATCGATCATAAGCCAGATTGAAAATATGGAAGGCTAGCATGGCAAATTCAAAAATGAAGCGCTACGGCAATCAAAAGCCCCGCATCGATATATACGAGAATGGTGATATTTGGCTCGCCGACAAAACAATACGTCTCGTCGAGAGCTACGGTATGAAACTGCTCCCCTGGCAAAAAAACGTGCTCTATCGCTGGATGGCGCTTAATGAGGACGGTACGTGGGCAAACCCGGACTGTGGGCTGGAAGTGCCGCGCCAGAACGGAAAGACAGAGCTATTCCTGGTCCGGATCATTGGCGGCATGATATTTTTGCACGAGGCATTGATTTATACCGCGCAGTCCGACAACACCGTCGCCACCATAAAAACCCGCCTGCAGCGTTTCTTTTACGATGCCAAAGACGAGATCCGCAATATGCTTACTGACGAGTTTGATAAAGAGCCAAAGAGCCTCGACTACGTGGAGCTTCGAAACCGGGGCAGGGTAGTATTTCGAACGCGAACGCGTACAAACGGTCTGGGTGCTACGAACGACACCCTGCTAATCGATGAGGCTCAAGAGGAAACCGACGCGCAAAACGAAGCCTTGCTGCCTACCATCTCAGCCGGTAAGAACCAAAACCAGCAAACCATCCGCGCCGGTACGCCTCCGAGCGGTGGCGGGTCAGGCACAGTGTTTATCCGTAAGCGCCGGAATGTACTCGAGGGAAAAGTTGCCGACGTGTGTTGGCAGGAGTGGAGCGTGGAGAATATTACCGACCCGAACGACGTCGACGCCTGGTACGCTACCAACCCGAGCCTCGGATACCACTTGCTTTTATCTGCAGTCAAAAAAGAAGCCGGGGAAATGGCGATCGACTCATTCAACAAGATGCGCCTGGGCTGGATCGCTGGCGTGGAGAGCCAACGCGCCTTTACGGACGACCAATGGTTGCCATTAGCCACTGAGAGCGTCGTGTTGCCCGAAAACGCGCCGTTTGTATACACGATCAAGTTTGCACCCGATGGTAGCGCTACGACGCTGTGTGTGGGCGTGCTGATGGATTATGGCGTGGTTCATGTCGAAGTCATCGAGCGCAAGCCCCGCAGTGCCGGTATCAGCTGGATTACGCGCTGGCTATTCCAGGGCAACCGTTGGCGTAAGGCTAAGAAGATAATCATCGACGGCGCTTCAGGCACGCAGTTGCTCGTCGAGGAGTTGATCCGGTCCGAAAGGCGTATCAGTAAAAAGATATTGACCCCGAACGTAAAGGAAGCCGGTGCAGCGTACGCCGCCTTTAATGATGCAATAGAGAACAAATTACTTACTCACTCCGACCAGCCGGGGCTTAACGTATCGATGAAAACTGTCAAGCGCCGCGACATCGGGCGCGACGGCATGTATGGCTACGCTAGCATGAACCCGGATATACAGAGCGACCCGGTCGAGGCGGCTGCATTCGCTGCGTGGGGTGCTGTGCGCTTCAGTAAAGAAAAAACCAGCTCCGGTACTAGCCAGGAGATTATGCTATAACCCCCACTAGTCTGCACGCCGGTCGTGTGGTACATTCATAGGTAGCCACTAGGGTAGTAAGACATCCTTGAGGTTAGAACTCCATTCGGCATATACGGCGACCCAGAAAGCGAAAGCTGCAGGGTCGTTTTGCTTTATACTGAAAGCATGTGTGAATGCGGCAGGCAAATACCTCAACCTGGCGGCGCTACGTGCGACGTGTGCGCTTTGTTTGCCGATCCTAGATACGATGTACCTCAACGGCACTCGAGCGCCCAGGAACAGGCTGATTTCGAGCTAAATTATCCGATAGAGCAGCAGTGGCGAGATAAGGCTATGACAGCCATCGAACGCATATCAATGAAGTATCCACCCCGACACCGCTTGACAAAATAGCATAAATAAGCTATACTGTACTCATGATTAACACAATCAAAAACAAATACGAAACATACACCCCCGGCGAATTCCTACCAATCTATATTGAAGGTAAGCTCGCCAATAAAAAAGACTTTCACCTGTACAAGCTCGGCAAAGCACTTACCGCCGTCGACAACGCTTGGATGGGCTTCGTAAACCGCGCTCACGGCAAGTAACCGACCCCCGTTATTTTGTCATATCTACATACTATATAGATATTTCATGAAGAAATAATTTATATACTATATAGATACAACCAGTAAAAAATAGCATTTTTGCACAGAATTTGAGCACTTATCCCCTGGTTAACCACAACCGCAGTTGCTCGTAATATGCTCCGATGGTATATTGGGCAGTACAGACGAAATGGAGGGGTGAATGTCTTACACAGTGAATGATCAACGCCGGGCAACCATGCTCAAGCGTATCGGGGACGAAGCAGCACAGCTCATCGATAATATGGCGTATTTGCCATTTTACCGGAGTGTTCAGATCATGCTCGAGAAGGCTGGCAAAGCCGACGAGTGGGGTAAAATGATCGCAACCGCTAAGGGTAAAACCAACGCCAAGCACTACTTCGCTCGCCTCTGTAAAATGGTCAAGGACGGCAAGTATATCTTTACGAAAGCAACCGAGGCTGTTAAGGAAATAGCGCAGCACACCCGGATGTATCTAAATGACCGGCTGGTAAAGTTTGGCTTCGGTAAATACCAGAAGTACTGGGTGCAAAAAGCCCACGAATTCATCAACGCCAATAGCCAGGCTGCCTTTGAGGAGCTGCTAGAGTATGCCGATCGCAAGGGCATATCGCAAAAATACATGGCAACCGCACTCAAAAACTGCAAAGCCCCGAGCGCTTACTACAAAGAAAACGTACTCGGAGCTGCCAGGTAATGAGACTGCCCAGGTTTTCACGCTTCAGGAAACGAAAGCGAGTGTTGGTAGCGTGTGAATTCAGCGGGCGCGTCCGCGAGGCATTTCGAGCAAAAGGCTTTGACGCCTGGAGCTGTGATATTTTACCTGCAGACGACGGCTCGAAGTTTCATATACAGGATGATGTACTGAAGCACCTCGACGAAGGTTGGGATCTAATAATCGCACACCCGCCATGCACACACCTTGCATCTTCAGGCGCTCAGTATTGGGAAGCCAAGCGTGCAGACGGCAGGCAACAGGCTGCTATGGAGTTTTTTATGGCAATGTACAACGCCCCGGCGCCGCTGGTAGCGGTTGAGAACCCGGTCGGATACGTCAGCAGAGCATTCCGAAAACCCGATCAGATATTCCAACCCTGGCAGTTCGGTGATCCGTATAATAAAAAGACCTGCTTGTGGCTTAAGGGTCTGCCGCCACTCGAGTCTACAAACGTTGTCGAGCCAATAGCGAACTGGTCCGATGGTAGTTACCGCTCCGGCTCACGTAAGCGCAGCGCCCTACCAAGCCTCCATCGTAACGAGAAAAAGCGCAGTGAAACGTTCCCCGGCTTTGCCAGTGCTATGGCAGACCAATGGGGTAAACTATTGTAGATGGACGAGAGAGTACCCTGCGGAGCGCACCCGGATGACGCGTTTGATTATACTTGCGACGACTGTATGCTACCCGAGCCACATCTAGACCCCGAGGAATTATGAATATTGCCACCTTTTTTATCTGCCCAGTATTGAATTGCGCTTATGCTATTGACTCTAGTACGCTCAATAAGGTACAACTGCTAGTGTTAAGGCGGACGCGCAAACACTGCCCCGGCTGCACCCAATTGGTACAGTTCCAAGAGCAGACGACGCTTCCAAATATACAAACCAAAATACCAAGTCTTATGGAGGGACAAAACAATGCAAAAACTAGCTCGGTTAATACTACGCGTATTACAGCCAAACGCAGATCAGCTCGGGAGGCTAGACACTGATACCGGCAAAGTAGTCTGGTAAAAGCGTAATTACTACCGTAAGCCCTGGGGATAACTCCGGGGCTTTTTAGTCTTTACAAACTAGGGGGAGTTTGTGCTATAATGAGGGCACATCAATAACGCATCTATGAATGGAGGGACGCGTGTTCGGAGGATTATTTGGTAAACATAAGGCGTCGAGCGGTGAGACGGTGAGTATACCAGCAGCAATGCAACCGGAAGACCCGGTCAACTACAATTCCGTACTCGACTATGTGGTCGGTCTATCAGACAGGGACTACAAAAAACTAACTGCCTCGGCTGAAATATACCGGGATGCAAACAAGAAGGTGGCAAAGCTACTCGGTATCAAAGACGAGCCAACCACCGCTATTAGTACTGAGAAGCCACCGATTACGGATGACGAGCTAGATACTATGCTCGCTGCCGACCCGGATGCGCTGCAGGCAGCCTTTATCGACGACGCTCCAAAAGCGCCCGCCGCTAAAAAAGCACAATCAACCGATAAGAAAATAGAGGTCAAGGACTAATCATGCTTGCCCGAGTAAAAAAGTTATACAAAAACTGGAAGGCTGATCGTCAGCAATTGCGAGAGCTGACGATCCTATTAGACAACCTGACAGATTATGGCTTCTTGGATCGGGCAACGCGATGAAACAATACCGCGATATTTTTGGTAAAAAGCTCACAAAGCAGGACGTGGTCCAGGCTGTTATTTACACAGTACGAAACCACGCTCCATACCCAGCACGCCTCGGGCAGCTCATGGGTGTCGGTTACTTCAAAGCAACCCGGCTCGCCAAAGTACTGGCGGACGCCGGTGTAACCACACCAATGGATAGCCCAAAGCGCCGGGTACTGCTCAAAGAAGATGCAGCCGTAAACGCCGCACTCCGGCAACTCAAGAAGGGACACAAGTAATGGCAGACTCAAAGGCTAAAAAAGCCAAAGTTATTAAACCGAAACGTGCGAGCTTTCTCGATCGTATGAAGGTCGGCATCAAGCTCCGCGCCCCACACGGCATTAGGCTTACTCAGGGAGAAACCGAAGCCCTGCTGGAAATTCAGCAATCAGACGTAAAAGTGCTGAAGGATAACCAGCAAGAGGTACTCGCCGCCATTGGAGTAACGCATACGCTCGAGCTTGGTAATCAGATCAAAAAGGCACAGGCGGCACGCTCAGTAGCTGCCACCACGTACAAGAATACGAAAGACCCGATCAAAAAGCGCGAATGGGCGAGGCGCCTCATCATTGCAGATACTACCCGCAAAGGGCTTATCGATATGAAAACCCGCATGAGCGTAACTCGCGACCGGCTCGAAATGATCAAAGGCGACATGGAGCTGCAGATAGTAGAAGCTGAAGCCAAAGCCGCTGAGACCGAAGCATACGCCAAAGCCGGGCGACAATTGCGCCTTGCCGGGGAAACGCTGGTCAGCGCTCGCACACGCGCCAAGAGCAACGCGGTCGAATATACAAACCTCGAAGTATCAATGGAGGGTGCTGAAAAGATGCTCAACAATACAAAGCCTGAAGAACTGCTCGCGCAAGCCGACGCGATCGTGGGTGGTAAGTAGTATGGATGGTAAGAGCCAAGCCTGGCGCGATGCTGCCGACCGGCTCTTGTTGGCGCTAGCCAAAGACCACCAGTATATTGTCGCCGACATGGTGATCATATTCCTTGAGAGCGCCGGTTACGGACTCGACAACTACACACCGCTGGGCGGAGTATTCAAACGCGCAGCAAAGCAAGGCATCATTCGCAAGGTGGGTGTTCGCACAAAACAGCCACTCTGGATAAGTAATTTATACAAGAAAGGTGATCAGTAATGCCACAAGTAATACCACCGCCACCACGCCCGATCAAAACGGACATTGAGCTATTCGCTCGAGCCTATTTCAATATCGAACTTACCACTGCCCAGATGGAGTATATTGCTATACTCGCAGGCACTGGCGAGCTAAAGCTGGTCCGGCATGAAAAGCAGCGGAATATCGGAAAGACCACAGCAATCAAAGTCGCCCTGGCATACCTGCAGGCTGGCATAAAGACCAACGGACGCGCCCGGCTGCCTATGCACCCGCTCCCACCACGCCCCGCAAAGCTCAAAGGCGTAACACAAGCCGGAAAGATATTCAACGCCATCAAACAGCCCGGTGGAGCGTATAACTGGCAACTATCAAAAATAGCACTCAAGTACACCTCTGTAATAAGCGACCTCCGCAAAGATGGTCACGACATCGAGGCGGTCCGGCAATATAACAAAAAGGGAAAGGCGACCGACACCTGGTTGTATATTTGCCATGACTAATTTAGAGAAAGTTGGCATTATTGGCGGTCAGGCTATCTATGCCGATACTGGTACTGATCAAATAAAAATACTGCAGGACGAAGTGAAAAGGCGCGTCGAAGCTAAAAAACTCAAACCGGGCGACGGTTTCTATATGGAGGTGGACTTCGGTCAAAGGCTAGTAATAAAAGTAAACGTTGAGGAGTCGCCAAAATTATGAACGACCAGGATCTAAAAACCATACAGACGATGATACGCTTCGGTGGCAGTTTCGTATCGAACCTCGGCAAAGCGGCGCTATGCGCTGACCCCAACAACCTGCAGAAGATAAAAGATGCATTCCCGGAGTACTGGAAACAATACACCGAAATGGCGGAGCACCGATAATGGCGAGTAAGTTTTTAAACGAAGTATTGCCGCGTCAGCTTGCCGAACTGCAGGACAAGCGCAAAAAGCTCGAGTGGGAGCAGCGCGACGCGGTCCAGGCGCTCGAGTACGGCGACCACGATTGTGATTGCGAATACTGCGAATATAACGACTACGCGCCCCTGTACGGTAAAGAGCTCGACGACGCCGAGAAAGCAATCGAAGATCGCAAACAGGAGATCGCCGACATGACCATTGCTATCAACCGCGCCATTGCCTATAAAGAATTCATGGAAAGCAAAAATGCGAAGATTGTTGATTAAGGAGCAGGTAGAGCTGTGTGAACGCTACGAGGAGCGCTTCTCTATCAGCGAGCTGGCTATCATTTACGACTGCAGCGAATACCAAGTGCAATCAGTATTAACCCGGTACAAAGTGCCAGAGAGGACAGAACCGCTATGAGCAAGGTACTGTACGAACTCCCACCAAACTACGACGCTATTTGCGAGGCTATACCGGCGGTCCGGAAAAACAAAGCGATCGTGTTTGTTTACGCACCGTATATCTACAGCCCCGCCGGTATCGAGTTACGCCCGGATCTAAAAGCCCACGAGGAGGTACACGTTACGCGCCAGGGCGACGATCCGCAGGCTTGGTGGGATAAATACCTAATCGACACCGACTTCCGCTTACGCGAGGAGTTAGCAGCCTACCAGGTGCAGTATAAATACATGGAGGTGCATTACGACCGAGCCAAACGCCGGGCAATTCTAAGCTCAATCGCTAAGGACTTATCTGGTCCGATGTATGGTGGTATAATCACTAAAGAACAAGCAATCAAGCTGATAAAGAATGGAGTTACAGCATGAACGATAAAAAACAAGAAAAACTAGTGGTCGTATTGCGCGAAAGTGTAGTCGCCTCGCTCATAAAGGATGCAGGTACGTTTCTGTTATTCGGTGGTTTGATGTATTTCAATCACAAGGTACTCTCCGGCAACGGTTGGATTGATGCCATATTTATACTAATCGTGATCATTTGGCTATCTAGCCTGAACCTCAGCACCGTATACAAAGGTAACGTCGAAGACACTATTGAGTGGCTCGGAGATAAAAAGTAATGCAAGTCCGCTTTGAAAATGACCACATGCGCTCATCCGTAAAGGTCTATCTATTCGAGGACAGCGAGCGCGCCCGGGTGTTTTATACTAAAGGCGGCGAAGAGGCGCACACCGTCCAGGACGGCTCGGTACTGCAGGACGAGGAGATACTGTTCGCTCGTATACCTGAAGCGGCATTAAAAGCGTTTGCAGATGCACTAGCCGAGCGCGGTGTAAAAACCGACAACGATCACAAAATAGCAGGCACACTCGAGGCGACTAAGTACCACCTCGAAGATATGCGTAAAATAGCGAAAGTGTCGCAGTAATGGCGACTGTAATAATAAATCACACCCGGGACTGTATTGTTCAGGATGGTGTAAAGTACTGCGAAACTAGCAATTTAACGCCTGAGCAACTTGGTACTGGCATACTGGTAATTATAGCTATTTGTTTATATTTATGGTTTCTTGGCTGGTTGGCGATAGAGCGCGAATATAACGGCTTTTTAGTTGTACTGATCGGCTTGATATTACCGGCGCTTGCATTAGCTATAATTTTAATAAAAGGATAAGGAGTAACGATATGATTGAAAAAGTAAACCCTAGCCATCCCGACAAGGTAGCAGACCGCATCGCCGGTGCGCTCGTTGATTACGCATACACACTGCAGGAGAACCCGAAGGTGGCGTTTGAAGTACTCGTGGGGCATGGACTTGCCACTATCATCGCTGAGACCAGCGTGGAGCTACACACAGCGGCTGTGGAGAGCATTGTACATCGGCTTGTACCGG